ACCCAATCCGTCTCTGCTGCCTACCAACAATCCCTTGTTGCTGCCTCCCTCTATGTTGACTACATTTTCCTCGACACTGACGAGCGCCGCAAGATGGCCCAAAACCCCCACGAGTACCTCTTCGAGCAAGTCCAATTCACTGGTGATGAATCCGTAGGCTCTTCTTCCAACAAGATCAAGCTTAACTTCAACCACCCTTGCAAGGAACTCATCTGGGTTGTCCAACCTGATGCCAACGTTGACTATTGCTCTTCCCTCGATGCTACTGGTATCCTTTACCGCACACTCGGTGCCCAACCCTTCAACTACACCGATTCCATCGATGCCCTTCCCAACGCCATCCACGCCTTCGGCGGCCCCGCCTCTGTTGATGGTGAGGCTGGTTTCATCAACGCCTCTGGCCTCTTCCAAATGCCCGGCGCTCTTGAGGCCTCTGGTCTTTCCTCTGCCAGCAACCAATGGGGCTCTATCCCCTTCGGTAACGACGCCAACAGCTCTGGCTCCCTTGTCTCTGATGCTGGCACCTTCGTCCTTGCTGAGACCGCTCTCGACATGCACTGCTGGGGTGAGAACCCCGTCGTAACTGCCAAGCTCCAACTCAACGGCCAAGACCGTTTCTCCGAGCGTGAGGGCAGCTACTTCGACGTTGTCCAACCCTTCCAACACCACACCCGTGCCCCCGACACAGGTATCAACGTATACTCTTTTGCCCTTCGCCCCGAAGAGCACCAACCATCTGGATCTTGCAACTTCTCTCGCATTGATAACGCTGTCCTCCAACTCGTTCTCTCTTCCCCCACAGTTTCCGGTGTTGCCACAGCCAAGGTCCGCGTATACGCTGTTAACTACAACGTTCTCCGTGTCATGAGTGGCATGGCTGGCGTTGCCTATTCCAACTAAACGTACTGCATATGTGCAGTCGTATATTTTTTATTAAAAATCCCATAAAAAATTAATATAAGAAATAACTTCTTATATTAATATCAATATTTGATCCGCATATTGGCGAAGCAAAAATATTAATACCCCCAATATCGTAAGAAATCTTTCTCAACAATGAGATCGAACAAGAATATAGGTTTATACTAATAATTATAATTTTTTTCACAATCCATTATACTAAATCACTACATTATTTTTATTCAAAAATTTGGTTCCCTTATTGTAATAATTAACATACATAAACTGCAAAAACAGTCCAATCAAACAAGCAATATATAAATCAAATACAATAATAACTCTTTGGTTCACCATGGATTCCCTATTATAATAAAACCACGGCAAAGCAACAAATCCAAATGCTAATTGTCCTACTTGCGCACTAGTAATAAAAACTTTGTACTTATTAATATGTGGTCGAATATTATCAAATATAGATAAAAAATAATATCCGTACATAATCGTATGAATACCAGAATTTATCAAAGACGCAAAATAAACGCCTTCGAATTCATAGATATATCCCAGGTGCCATACAAAAGTTGCGCCGATATGATGGAATTTCTGCAAAAATATGGGTTTCTTTTTCTTAGCATACAAAATCATAGTATCTACATATTCATAGTATTTTGATAAATAAAACCAAAACAGAATCCATCGTATACCAGGACTGTTAAAATAAAACCCCGATTCCGAGGAAACCCCTTTTTCTATTAAAACTTCAAATAAATTTACAAAAGTATATAAACTAAAACAACACAATCCATAATTATGAAGTAGCGAGAACTTTTGCAATGTGATAGGATTTATTTTTTCAAAAGTTTTCTTTGGCAATGTTAAATATTGGCGTGTTGCTAATATGGGTAATGTAAGATGCAACATTCTATATATAACTATTCTTTTTTATTTATATATTTTTACGTAAAAGTGCATAAAAACGATTTTATGAAATAGGTAAAAGATGTCTCTGAATACTTCAACTATTAATACGCAAAATGACTTGTTAATGAAAAATTTAATGGAATTTTATCAGAATCGCGATAATCTTACTAAAATGATGCATATTATCAATGGTGAATCAAAAATCTCATTACGTATTGTGGATTGGTTTGTAACAAATTTTGCTAAGAAATACTACACGATTTATGAATTAGATACATTGCATGGACGAAATGGATCAAACGAAATTGTTCGCTTCAAAGTGTATAATGATTACAAATTAAAGCTTAAGGCTTACAGTAAAAAGCGTTTTGACCCATTTTGTCGCTGGGAAAGGATCTCAATACCGTACGATTCTGAAAAAATTATGGAAACCACGATTGGTCAATTGAATTTTTTTAAGTGGGCTATTGAAAATAAGATTGTGGATTTTATTGAGACGAATTATGAAGACATAGAAAATGATATGAATCATAGAAATAGTACAACAAAACGTCGCAGTCCAACGGATACTGAGACAGAATCTGTGGATAATACGAAGACGAGAAAGAAGCGCGAAGAGTTGTCGGTATCTGCCTGTAAATGCATTAAGAAAGAAACGGTGAAGATTGTGGTGAAATTTAATTGAACCTGCGTAGCTTTTAAGTTCCCTTCTAAAAGTATTTTTCGTTACCAATTATGGTAAAACTGTATAAATGTTTTTATTTTCGAAAACAAAAACTAAAGGTGGCCAGAATAAAGAAATAATTTTGATAAAGGTTCAACCCATTATACTTAATCCCTCACCCCCGTACCTGGATTACCAGGTTTATAATTTTTATATGTTTTATTTGCTCTTTCAACTACATCATACCCTACACGTGCTGGTAGAATAATAACTTCGGATAGTATCAAAATACCATACCACAAATAATCACCAGTATTCATCATTTTATTTTTATGTAAAAAAATTACATAAAAACCTAAACCAATCAATTTTTTACCAGTTGTTATACTCTTTTTCGTGGTTAACAGCTTCTTTTATGTATCGAGAAATCTGCTTCAACCATACATTTCCCTGATCCGAAGAATCTTGTGGGTCATAGGTAACATTTTGATTTGTCTTGATTCGCAGTGCATAATGTTCATTATTTAGCCACTCATCATGATACTTTTTACACTTTTGCAAATATTCCAAACTAATCCCACCCTCACCTTGTCTACTACGTTTCTCAACCCGTTCCTTACAAACTTCTGCATCGGCATCAATGTACACTATACCATTTAGCCCAATATCATCTGAAAATTCCTTATAAAATTTTTGATAAATCTGGTAACAAACATCATCAATCTTTCCGTCATCATACAACATCTTCGCAAAAATCCGTTTATCCGCAGCTAAAGAACGCTCAACGATGATTGCCGAATAATGACCCGACCCTGTTTTGATAGCATTACGAACCATAGATAATCTTGATGCATATGCCATAACCTGAAATGGAAATGAATACTTCTCTGGATCCGCATAAAACTTTTGTAGAATATTTTCCCCAGTCTTTTGGTCCTTAATCTCTTCCCAAACATCCAATGGCTCTCTCAAGAACAATACAGACTTATCGTGCTCATAATATTTTTCTAGGTTTTCAATGATAGTGGTCTTTCCAGAACCAATATTCCCTTCAATAGAAATAACAACCGGCTTTTTCAACATGGTTTGATTTATGTTTTTAATATTAATTATTAAACACGGATCAATTTTTTACACCAAATCGAAGAAAAACATCTGAAAAAGTCGTCCACTATCAATAGAATTTCCAAAATAATCCGATGCAGCATGTATCGTTTGGGCGTCAAATAATACTAATCGATTATATTTATTTCCAACCACGTCTACAACATCGAATTGTGTTTCATCTAATAATCCGGTTCTAAACACAATATTCCCATCATTGTTTATCTTCATATTTTTGGTTGTTTTAGATCTATAAAATGTAGTGCCACATTCAGGTGGCGCATCTGGTGTTAAATATATGATTCCAGCATATTGTTGCGTGTCTACATGATAAACTAATTGATCCCCTGCAATACAAGATTGAAAACAACAATTTACACCATGTTCTCTCCAATTCTTTATTTTACATCCTAATATACTCTCAAAACGGGATTTCAAATTCGGAAATCGAAAAACCATATCTGTGCGTTTTCCTTTATGATAGTCTGGATGGGCGTGAAAATTTTGTTGTAACGCAAATTCTCTGACATTATCCGGATATTTATAAAAATCATCTACAACTATAAAAGAAGGTACATATTTTTCATTTGTATCATAAAAAAGGAAATTAAATATCATTCGCCATTGACCATCTATGATCATTTCTAATTTAAAATTATCTATCTTTTCGGAATCTTTAACAGTTATAATGAATCCGCAATCTTCTATGTTATGATTATTATAAGATTCAGATACATCTTTTCTACATTGTAGTTGAAATATTTCATCCTTGTTTTCAAATATATTCACATCGTGATCTAGAACTAATCGCGTAGGTAATAATCCATGGGTTTTATGGAAACACCAACCTATAATTCTTATTTTATCATTTTCCATTTTGTACTCTTGAATATGACCGACTACATCATTTACTAAGGTTTCATGCATCTGTATGAAATACATTGTTTTAATATTTTAAATGGTTTTCATTTAAAAAATTAATCTTAGTTATACATCTTTCATCGTTTTTTACGACTTGTCTTTTTGCGATACGTTTTATTTCTCTTTTTACCACCACGTTTTCTCTTTTTCGTTTCAGCATTGAAAACTACTTCTAAATTTTCTCCGATTGTATCTTCGGGACGAAT